ATAACGCTGCGCGTGGACTTCCAACGATATACTATCGCGCGTTTGCTCCGGTGCACGGCGAGATGGGCGATGTTACCGTGTATGGTAAGACTGTCTACGAATGCGCCAAGCGATGGCTGGCTACGCAGGAGTTGACGTTATGATCGCCGACTTAAAGTTTGGGCCTCATTCCATGGTGAACGAGCAGTGGGTCGCCGTCGATGTTTTCACCAATCACCTCTATTATTGTTTAATAGCGCACCCCGCCCCGCATAACGATTACCACGTAACAAGGGGCACTGATAAGCTCTATAACGTGCGGGTTTATCACAAAGGAAGAGCCATCGAACTGTTTCAAGCTCTTGACGAGCTAACTGCTGAGTGTGTGCTTATCGAGATGGAGAAAAAGTACAATGCAGACGCCAACAAAGCATCCGTACGCGCAACAAACAACGAAGCACATCCTCACCCGTCGGAATAAAGACGGTTCATTCGATGCGGTGGGCATGAACAATCGCACATGCGTTGTGGATAAGTATACCGTCGCGCGGAAGCAGGCCCAAGAATGGGCGAACGAGAACCAAGCCGACGTCCGGTTTCAGTCGTGGCGCGAACATCGTTTCTATGCCGACGAGCGCCCCGACGCTCAAGAGATCATCAAACCATCGCGCACTCACACCCCGGTGAAACACAATGACGCGCACTTCTTACGAGACACTGATCGGGGGTAAGCGCATTAAAGTTGTCCAAAACGACAACGACAAGTTCGATGTGTCGTACGGCACAACTGTCAGGACAAATCTGCCGTACGGGCAGGCGGCAATCTGTCTCGGTGAGATCATTTTTTATGCTCTGGTCCTTAAAGGCCAGATCAAAACCCCAAGCATCCTCGATAGTGAGTATGCTCAACAGGAGAACGACGATGCCGATGCTGTTTTTCAAGAAGCTCAAGGAAACGAAGGGGACGGTGGTGTTCGAGCAGGTGAACGAGGACGGAACGGAAGTGTTCTCGCCGTCGATCAAGACAGTGTACATCGCGAAGTCGAGCCCACTACTGAACAACGGGAAGACGGAAGCACTGTCGGCTCACTTTGAGCACATCGAACCATTCAAGTCGTAATTACCTGATCGGGTAACGCCGCTCCGCGTCGGGGCAAACCATAAAAGAGGAGATACGCGTGAGTAAGTCAAAATCGTTCTCGATCCGAGCCCACCTTCGTGAATATACCTACACCGCGAAGGTGAACGCCCTTACGGGTGAGCTTGTGGAGATCACGGCGGGGTGCCGGCACTGGAAATCTTTCGGTAAAGCCCGCAAACACTACGACGGTCAGTATAGTATCTACTACGGTAATAGCTGGCGGGATGACGCCCAAGCTCACCTCAATGGTACCGGCGCGGATAAATCGACGAGGAACTTCTACTATCGGCTAGAGTCTCGTACCATTATCTACCGCCTCGACGCCATGGTGAGTGACTATTGTAATCGCCTCGTCCGCAAGGCGAAGCTCATCGAACAGGCGAAGAAGGTCGCGAAGAAAAAGACCAAGTAACCATCGGAGGTAATACCTATGAGCCGAGCCCGTCGTAAATGGGAGCAAGACCTGATTGCGACGGCTGCGCTCATGGGTGCTGTCTTTGAGGAAGTATCAGTTAACCGTCGCAAATTCCTTCCCGATGGAACGGTCTATGAGAAAACTAAAACGTCATGGGCTGTTAATCTTCGTGGGGACGAAGATAGCCGCAGTGTCTTTCCGAATGTGCATCAGGCGGCATACTGGTTTATTGTTGAGCGGCACAGATTGTCGTTCCAAAACAATGGCGAGCTTATTCCATGCACGTCTTACAGCGGCATGATGCATACCGACGCGTCGATCCGGCGGCACCAATCTTACACGAAGGAAGCGGCATGGCGAAAAGAGCAAAAACTTTCGTCGAAGTTCAGGAGGAATTTCGGCCATGGCCTTACGGTGAAACAACCGAGCCCTACCGATACATGATGGAAGTAAAGCCCGCTCCTAAAAAGCGGGCGCGTAAAACCGATCCGTATAGCGCACTCACAAGCAAACCTCGGAGCAAAAAACATGACAAGCATCCAAGTTAACAAGGAAGAAGTCCGCGGCGCAGCCCACATTACCTTGCTGGGTATCGAGGAAGCGCGCAACAAGGCGATCTTGGCCGAAGCCGAGCGCCGTATGAAGGCGTGGTTCTTCAAGCCTGAGAGCCTCGAAAAGGCTATCGAGGAAGTTCGTGATGACCTCGAATTCAAAGTGCTCTATCGTGGCCAGCAGTTGACGTGCGAACGTCTCATCCACATGGCTGAAGTTGCTTCCGGCTCGACCATCTCCCTGAGCGACCATGACTTCGACGCCATCCGAGATCACATGCGGATACTGTAGCATGGCTACTACAGATTGAAAGAGGCACTACCATGCGAGTGTTCTGATGCGTAAATCCCACAAACAGATCGAAGAACTGATCGAGGCGCGCACTCATGAATATAACAGCGGTCAGGCTTCCGAAGCGGTCTATCGTGCTTCACTTAAAGCACTTCGTGTACCGCGTGTTGAGATCGAGCTTTTGGTGGGACGTCATAAGCCTGCAAATGAGCGAAGAAAGAGCTTTGAAACTCTCCGGCTTGAAGCGTCGGCGAGATACGTTAAAAACTATTGCGATGCTTCTCGGGGCAAGGATAGAGAGCGTATCGTTATCGCCGCCCTACGGTTTATCAACCGACAGTATATGGTTGATTGAGTATAATGGGGCTGAGTATTTCGAGGGCGCGGATGAATTAGAGGCTATCGAGTGGTTTCTAGCGCGCGAAGGGCTGCATCCAGATGGAGGAAACACCAGAAGGATACTACACAGCGATGGCAGCACTGTGTGGGGCTAAGATCATGAGCAGGTTCGGGGGGCAACATGGTGATTGTGCACTGGCCATATAGCAGCGACAACGCCGACGAAAAAATGAACCCGTTGTACGGATGGGGCGATACTGCCGAAGTAGCATCAAAAATGTTTCTCGAACGGAATGGGTTGTTACCATGAGAGAAGCCATTACCCAAAAAGAATACGAGGCGCGCCTCGCTCTTATGCAGGGCGGGCGCAGATGCGCCACCTGTCAGTGGTATCTTACGATCAATGAAGAGCAGCGCGACCAATACGTGTCATGCGCTGGTTGGTGCCAGATAGCACTTCCTTCCAAGATCGAATTTCACCGACCATATAAAGGTATCCAAAACCCTCAAGAGCAGTGGTGCTCGTTATGGGAGCCGGACTTGGTCGCGATAGCTAACGGAGCGTGATATGGATATCGCCGATGTATCGTTTGAGCCGGTAGTAGTTAAAACATTCGAAGGTAAAAACCAGCAAGTATTCCGCACGCATTTTTCTATTATCCGAAGCAGGATATCCTATCGGCTTTGGTTTTATCCTGAGAAAACAAAACGTGGGCACCCAACTTTTTCGCTTTGGGCCATTATGTCAGACTTCTCCAACTCCGCTTCCAATCCAGTTTTTCGTATGGAATGCGAACTTGTTGCTCAAGCCGTTCTTTGGGAGATGACCCGAGATGTCAGCACTGAGGATGTGTGCATACGGGGTGTTAGTCCTTCCTCGATTGAGAGACCAGCGCGGGATGCCATTGAGGCAAGTCGAGCCCGGCATACTCACCGAGCGCGCCAAGATAATCGGAATGGTGACCGACGAACTGGACGAGGATTATCCCGGCTGGCGCATTCTCCCTTATATGTTTATTTTGTTTGGGTATGGCGGAAACTGGCGTCGCGGAAAAACCAATAGTCAGTGGAACACTGATAATTTTGGTATACTCTCGCCGCCGATAATCACGCCGTTTGGTCCAGCGCAGTCGGCCGAACAATTACTTCACAAGGTAACGTGGCAAGAAGCGTGTTTGGGTATCCTTCGAGCCGTTGAACCAGACAATAACGCTTGGGTGTGACATGAGCGTCCCGATGATGTTTATTTCAGGAGAACCATCTAATGCGCAGCGCGCGTTAAGGGACATCGCCAAAGCATCTGGCGGTTTGGCTCCGAAAGATGTAGCGCCTAAATCTGGCGGCTTCCCAGCGATGCACATACGGACCTATGTGATTAACTCGCTGCAAGCGGCGGGCTGGATTACATCTAGCAATTGTGGGCCGCGCGGCGGCAAGCGCCTCTTTATTACTGAGATGGGACAGCATGTCCTCGATATGATCGACAAAGACGGCATGCACTATGTTCGATCATTGTGGCTTGCTTACCCCGAGATGCTTGCCGAAATGCGCAAGTTAGGAATTGACCCCGAGGAGAGCTTCTAATGTTTATCTCTGATCCGATCTTCAAGCGTGGCGTTGACGGTAAAATCCGCCAGTGGAATTATGTAGTCGAGCCCAACACCGGCCGCTGGAAAGTGCTTTCCGGTATCATGGGCGGCACGCCGACCGAGAGCACATGGAAGCAGGCGAAGCCGAAGAACATCGGTAAAGCCAACCAGACCACGGCACACCAGCAGGCCATGCTGGAAGGCAACGCGAAGCGCGAAGAGAAACTTCGTGCCGAGTACCGCGCCAATGTCGCCGACATCGACAACGTGCCGCGCGGCCCGATGCTCGCTGATACCTACGCAGGTAACTTGGACTTCACAAAGGGCGTGTGGTGTCAGCCGAAGCTGGACGGTATTCGCGCACTCATCACAAAGGACAGCGCGATCACCCGCTCGCTGCAGCCCCACACAAACGTCGGACATATCATGGAAGCGATGCGGCCCGTGTTCGACGCATATCCGCTTATGACTTTCGACGGAGAGCTTTACAACCACGACCACAAAGACAATTTCAACAAGCTGATCCGTATGGTTCGTAAAGTCGACCTCGACGCTGATCTGAAACATGAAGTCGAGACAACGCTGCAGTATCACATCTATGATGTGGCTTTACCAGAATTCAGTTTTTGGCGGCGAGCAGAAGCGCTGAAAGCTATTGGGGATTTGTTCTTCTCCAATCACCCGATCATCAAAATTGTACCCACGTTCAAGTGTGGCTCACAAGAATTCCTCGATGGGATGAATGGGGACTTCCTTACGCAGGGTTATGAAGGCCAGATGATCCGGCTCGATACTCCCTACGAATGGGATACTCGGTCGAAGGGACTTTTGAAGCGGAAGGAATTCATCACGGAAGAATTCCCGTTGGTTCGTATTGAGACCGGCGAGGGTAATTGGTCGGGCATGGCCAAGCGCATCGTCTTCCGTCTTCCAGACGGCCGCGAGTGTGGGGCCGGTATGCGCGGCGATCAGGAGTTTGCGAAAGAGCTTCTGCATCGGCTCCCTGTACCTACGCAGGTAACCATCCGATACTTCAACCTCACGCCGGATGGCGTGCCGCGTTTCCCCGTAGCAACGGACTTCCACAATGGACGTGTCGACTAGAGATACTGATCTTAGCCCCGAAGACTTGCAGCGATCCGCTATGATTTCTGGTTTGCGGATAAGACGTGGATTGTATCCGCCCGATCATGAAGAATGGAAACGCCTCACGGCTGAACTGATGCTTCTCGGATATTCCAAACTGGATAACGAGGCTCTTGAGAAAGGATGCTTCGATGAAAATCTCTGAGATCGACATAATCGTATCCACCAAGAACCAATGGGATAGATTGCACGCCGAACTCGCCTATGCTATCCCGCCCGGCAACGTGATGAAGCTCGAAATTGGTGGGTATTCGATCAAGCCATCTCCCGCATTGCGTACCGCCATCACCGAAAGTATCAAAGCCGAAATCATAACTTGCCAGACGCAACTTCAATTGTTCGGCGTCCATGATTTTGAAGGTAAAGGTATGGACAAATGAGCACTGTCGCGCTGTTCGGTATAGCCGCGCTGCTCTGGTTCATCTGGAAACAACTTGAGAGTATAGCTCTCTCGTTGATGGCGCTTCGCAATATCGCGGAGCAAAACCACAGGAGAAACTATGGCAAAGAAAGCCAAAAAGCGTAAGCCGACCGCGGCGCAGATTGCGTATTACAATCGCAATAAGGGCCGCAAAGGCGTGAAGAAAGCCGCGAAAAAGCCGACGCCACGTTCGACGTATGCTCTTCCGCTGCTCAATACCCGCGAGCAGACCCACGGTGACTATGGCGTCAACGCTGGTATCTCGCAGGCTATCAAGGCGGTGTTCCATTCATCGCCTGAGTTCGTCTCAAAGCTCTCCCCGGAGATGAAGGAAAGCGCCGAGATGACGGCGACCAAGTTCGGTCGCATCATCGCCGGCGACCCTTCCAATCCCGAGCATTGGGAAGACATCGCCGGTTACGCGACATTGATCGTGGAGCGCCTCCGTGCAGCGAAAGCTGCATCCAAGTAACCTTACGAGGTAATGAAATGGACTTCGCGTTCTGCCCCGAGAAAGGGTATCCAAGGCTGATGCGTTATGTGCCTTCCGAGGCCATGCCGACACCAACCACCATCACGACCCTTGATCGGGAGCAGAACGTGCTGGTCATCAACAAGCCGATCTTCGACCGACTATTGGAGATGGATCGGCACCGAGTGTTGCGCACTCAGAAACCAATCCTCACCGCAATCGTGGTGGGCGACCACGTACCAGAAGTGATCTGGTAACCATCAAACCATCGGAGCATACACCTATGTCTATCAATTTTTCTGATCTTCGGCCGGTCATCATCGACAACCTCGACGCCGGTATCTCGACCGAAATCAAGTCGGCACCGGGACGCGGTAAATCCGAGTTCGTCGAAAGCCTGATCGACCACTTGTCGGCTCGTGACGGCTTCGAGTGGGGCTTCACGACGCTCTTCCTCGCGACCTACACGCCGCAGGACCTCATGGGCTACATGGTTCCTGCGAAACAGGAAGACGGCAGCATTATCTCCAAGTTCACCACGCCGCCGTGGATGATTACCACCGACAAGGCTGGCAATCAGCGCCACATCAATTCGTTCAAGCGAGCCATCGTGTTCCTCGACGAGTACGGTCAGGGCGACGGCGACACCAAGCGCGTGTCGGCACAGCTTCTGCTCAAGGGTGAAGTCGGACCGCACAAGCTCGGACCGGGCGTCGGCGTTATCGCCGCGTCGAACCGGGCGTCGGATCGCTCTGGTGTGACGAAAGACTTTGACTTCGTCATCAACCGCCGCATGGAAGTGAGCATCGCGGACAGCATCGATGCGTGGAAGGATTGGGCGCTGGGCGCGGGCGTCTCGCCCATGGTCCTGACGTTCGCCGATCAGAACCCGACCATCGTGTTCTCTGACGGTGTTCCCGAGAAGCAGGGGCCGTGGTGCACGCCGCGTTCGCTGGTCATGGCCGACAAGCTGCTGCAGTTGAAGGCGAGCCGCAACAACGGTGTGATCCCCGAAGACATCGCAACGCAGACTGCTCTGGCCGGCCTGATCGGTCAGGGTGCAATGACGTCGCTGATGATTTTCGTCAAGCTGGAACGCGAGATGCCGAAGTACGAAGAAATCGTCCGTCGGCCGATGGAAACCAAAACGCCGACCAAGCCCGACAGCCAGATGCTGGTGTGCTACAATCTGGCTCACCGCGTGAAGCCCGAGGATGCCGACGCTGTCATCAAGTACGTCGAGCGCATGCCGAAGGAATTCGCTGTGACGTTCGCGACGGCCGCGGTGAAGAAGACGCCGGCAATCGTTCGTACGCCTCCGTTCCAAGCGTGGACGAAGGCGAATAGCTCGCTGATGGCGAGCATCGCGACGATCAACTCGGCACGCTGATCGAAAAACAAGTCGGGGTGTAACAGCCCCGACTATTACCTTGGAGGGTAACATGTCAGTTATGGAAGTGAAGATCACGCTCCGGGTCAACTACGATACAGACGGCAAGGAAGAGCGTGAGCGCCTCACACTTGACGCCTGCAAAGATGCCGCCCAAGTTCTTCTCGCCACGACATCGATGCTGGCGGGGAAGCGTAAGCCTCGCATCATGATCGAATGTGGGGATATGATCTCGGAGGTCAAGAATGTCGAGCTGTTCGACGGGGCCGACGTGTCCGCTGGTGTTGTCAGTGATTGACGATACTAACTATATCAGGGGCACTGATTTTGGCTTTCCAAAGGGAGAATGGGTCTGGGGCCAGGTCTATATGGCCGAGCCAGCACCGAATGTTGGCGTCGTAGTGTTTTTGCCGGGCGTCGGGCAGCAGTGGGCCATTACTTTCTTCCCCGTGTGGCCGGAAGCCGTGCAAAGAGGCATACCGCTCAACGTCATATTTGCCGAATATACACTTGCTTGCGCCACAGGTAAAATTGGGCCACGTCCAGAAAACACTAGGCAGGTTTTAGCTACCGAGATTATAGAGATCATCTGCATCATCCAAGATAGAACCATCGGAGAAGACAATGTCTGCAGCTACTTCCAAAGCGTCATCGACCGGGTACTGTATGCCGAACTTGAAAGGGAAACTCGAAGAGATTGCGCTGTCGGCTACCGAAGCGAAAATGTGGGATGATACCCGCGTTGCTCTGCTTTGGCATTGTCCGGCTTTCGCGCACATCTTCTATACGATGCTCGACAATACCAAGGGCAAGAACGTGGCGCTGTTCACGGAGAACCCCGAAATCCCCATCGCAGCGACCGATGGTCACAATCTGATCTTCCGACCGAGCACGTTCTTCAAGCTGACGCTCAATGAACGTCTCTTCGTCGCAGCGCATGAAATCATGCATTGCATCCTCAACCACTGCAACATCTCGTACATGTATCAGCAGCGGGGCAAGGTGCCGTATGAAGACGGCACGGTTCTCGGATACGACCATCAACTGATGAACAAGGCCGAGGACTACGTCATCAACGATATCTTGGTCGAGAGCAAGGTCGGTACCTTCGTTAAGTCGGGCTTGCATGACAAGAGTATCGGCACCGCCGCTGAAAGCGCGCTCGATGTCTACAAGAAGCTCTACAAGGATAACCCCGCGTACGGCGGCAAGGGCAAGCTTCCCGGCAATACCGAGGATGCAGCGTCGGGCGGCTTCGATGTCCTGTTGTCTCCCGGCTGCTCTGTCGGTAAGGACCCCGGACAGGCTGTCGCCGAGCACAATCAGGGCGCGTGGGACATGGCTATTGCGGAAGGCGCGAACTCTGCTCGCTTGCAGGGTAAGCTTCCCGCTGGACTGGATCGTATGTTCGGTGCGATCCTCAACCCGAAGGTGGATTGGCGTGACAAAATTCGTTCTCTCTTCGCACGCAAGGCTGGTTCTGGCGGTTATGACTTTCGTCGGGCTGATCGTCGCCTTATCGTGCGGGATATTTACAGTCCGTCCCGCTCTGGTTTTGGGTGCGGCCCTGTTGTTGTTGGTGTGGACACTTCCGGATCGATAGGCACCGCCGAACTCGACATGTTCATGGCCGAGATGGCTGGCATCCTCGACGACTGCGAACCCGAGAAGCTTTACATCTGTTGGTGTGACGCCGCTATCGGGCGCGTCGATGAAGCCGAAGACACCGGCGATCTGATGATCCTTCGTGCGAAGGGTGCACCGGGTGGCGGCGGTACGAGCTTCATTCCTGTGTTCGACTGGATCAAGGAAATGAATATCCAGCCGGCTGCGTTGGTTTACCTGACCGATGGCATGGGCAGCTTCCCCAATACCGAGCCGTCGTATCCCGTGATTTGGGGTAATATCTATCCGAACGCGAAGTATCCATTCGGTGACGTCGTCGATATCCCGAAGCAAGTTTGAGGGGATATGATCCGACCGCATCCGGGTAGCAACGGGCGACCGTAAGGCCTACGAAGAGTTTGCTCATTTTCCTCTTCGTTCTTAAGTCACGGGCTAGTCGATACAAGGCTTGGTTCTGGTATCCCCTCAATGGAGATTGCAGCCAGTGAAACCTAGCAAGCTACCAACTACTTTTGCGCACTCATACATTCGGGAGTTTCCACATGGGCCGTCGTAAAGAAGCAATCGACTACACAACACTGTGTGCCATGCGCCGCAACGTCATGGCGCTCGCCAACAAGACTGCGGCAATCCACCCTACCCATCTAACACACGACGACGTACTTCATCTGACGGCCCCCGAAGAACATCACGATATCCTACGCAAGGCGGCGAGTGTCGCCCGTGTAAGGTCTGACGGGGAGTTTTTTCAGATCGCGGTACCCACCGTAAAGTATGGCATACTTGCGATCAATCTCGCTATGGTGGACAGCGACGACGTATTTGCCCCGTTACAATCACGCTTTCCATCCTATATCGTAGCAACCCCGCAGGGGGAAGTCGCGAGAGATAAGCTCCATAAATGGATTGAGTGGAAGGCGGAAGTCGGCCGGGAATTCGGTATTGTGAATTACGCGCTCAGTGTTTTGGCATCGAAGTGCTCCCGCCCCGAAGAAGTACGTTTTCTCTTTCCTTCCATCCTCGCGTTGTGCGCTCCACAAGGTGACGAAGGAGAAAACGCGCATCTGAAAGCGTTCCACGAGCGAGTGCAAGATTTTGTCGCCCCGCGCTACTTACCGGCTCTGTCCCAACCCGAAAAGATGTTAATCAGGGAAGCCGCTGGTTATCTTTCGGCGGCGAGCATTTTACCATCCAAGGTAACTTCCGACGAAGAAAGTAAATCCGAAGTATCGGTTGTTATTGGCGATATGCCAAGTTTTGATTACCATGGCATCACCATAGACCGGATGCACACTAACTAAGGATAACGTCTTGGACCTCATCACGCTAGATTTTGAGACGTATTACGACAAGGATTACTCTCTAAAAAAGATGACCCCTGTCGAATACGTGCTCGATCCACGGTTCGAAGTGATTATGCTCGCGGTGAAATATCCGGGGCGTGATCCTTTCGTTCTTGAAGAGCACCAAATCCAAGCGTGGCTCGATACCCTAGACCCCAACAAAACGTGCTTCATCACACACAATGCGCTTTTCGATATGTGCATCATGGCGTGGAAATACAGGTTTATCCCGCGTTTGATGGTGGATACGTTCGGTGTCGCTCGTGCGATGCTGGGGAATATACTAAGGACCGTATCGCTTAAAGCCGTAGCGATACATTTGAACCTTGGTTTCAAAGGCGACTATGTCGGTAAAGTTATCGGTATGCGTGCCGCTGATATCAAAGCGGCCGGCATGTGGCCGGGGTATATTTCTTATAACGTCAACGACGCTGTTCTCTGCGAAGGTGTCTACGACGCGCTTGTTCGGTCAGGGGACTTCCCCATGTCCGAGGTTGTCTTCATGGATACCGTGTTGCGGATGGCGCTGCAGCCGCGCTTTGTGTTGGATCAAACAGCACTCGCCGCACATCTCATGAACATTCAAACTGAAAAACAAAATCTCATTGCCTCGGTTACGACTATGGGGGCAAGCGGCAAGTCCGACCTTATGTCGAACGATAAGTTCGCATCGCTGCTGGAAGGGCTTGGTGTTGAGCCGCCGATGAAAGTCAGCCCGACCACAGGGCGAACTACCTTTGCTTTCGCCAAAACCGATACTGATTTCCTCGAACTACAGGATCATCCTGATCCGCGCGTGCAAGCGTTGGTGGCTGCTCGCCTCGGCGTGAAGTCGACTATCGAAGAGAGCCGAACAGAGCGCTTGTTGGCTATTTCTCGACTTCATTGGGGGCATCTAGGGTACGCAGCGTTGATGCCTATCCCATTACGGTTCAGCGGAGCGCATACGCATCGGCTTTCGGGCGACTGGAAGCTGAACATGCAGAACTTGCCTGTGCGTAAAGGCAACCTTATCCGTAGCGCACTCACAGCGCCACCGGGATGGAAAGTAGTAGCAATCGATAGCTCGCAGATCGAAGCAAGGCTTGTGGCGTGGCTGTGTGGGGCGCGCGATCTTCTAGAGCAGTTCGCTAACAAACTCGATCCATACTCGATATTCGCTTCGTTCGTGTTCGGTCGAACCATTACAAAGGCGGATAAGTCAGAACGCTTCTTAGGAAAGACATCGATCCTCGGTATGGGTTTTGGTGTCGGTTGGAAGAAGTTTCAAAACACAGTGAAGGTGTCGTCTCTCGAACAAACCGGTACGCAGATCATCCTCACTGATGAAGAAGCAAATCGCTTCGTCAACACATACCGAAACGTCAATCACCAAGTACCGACAACGTGGAGAACCTTAAATGAAAACATCCGCATCTTGGCAGGAGGCCGTGGTAGTTTTAGTATTGGTCCTTGTGACTTCCATGCATCTCGTATCCGCCTACCGTCGGGCCTTGATCTCAAATACCATGACCTACAAAACACCGGTGATGGCTGGGTGTTCAGTTACGGTGGAAAACCGCGTCGTCTTTACGGCGGCGCGTTGCTGGAAAATATAATCCAAGCACTCGCACGCATTATCATCTCTGATGCATCGACGCGGATACGGGCACGCCTTTCAGTACTTGGCATACACCTTGCATTACAAGTACACGACGAGTTGGTGTATATCGTGCCTGATGAATTCGTCCCGGCTGTGCAAGCTATCCTTACGCAAGAGATGGATCGACGTCCGACATGGGCACCGGACTTGCCGCTGGCTTCTGAATGCAGTTACGGCCAAACATACGGTGATTGCAAATGAGCATCCCAACGAGCGGCATGATCTGCCAGCCCGATAGGAAAATAGTTGGCGTCTACCAAGACGAAGCATCGTGTGAGAGATATCGAAACACGATGGCCTTTGCGGTCAAGGACCTTCGCGTAGGCCAATACATGAAGTTTTCTTGTGACCCATGGAAGATCGAAAAGGATTGATAGTATGGCTGCGTACCTCTATATTCGTCCGACCACCAAATCAGGCAAGTATCAGATCGTTCGCAAGGCGACGGGTAACCGCTTCCATGTTGTCGCCGAAGCGTTCAACGAGCCTGCCGCCGAGAGCATCGTTGCTTCACTCAATACGAACAACGTCATGATCCCGGAGAACCCAATCAAGAAAGCCTCCTGATGGTTATGGTCACTATCGGCCGCAAGCCGAAGCCTTTTTCGTGGAGCTACTCAAAGCTCAAAAATTTCGAGACGTGCCC